TAGTATTACCAGCAACGCTGACAACATAGTAATAACCTTTAGTACCAGTAGAGGAAGTAAGAGTAGGGGTGTTAGTGCTTGCATTCCAAGTTCCTTGATAGCTAAGTGCGCCTAAGACTGCGGCAGGAAGTTCGCTTACAGGAACTTTACCGCCAGCATCTAGGGTAGCCACGCCCAAAGGTGAACCAGCATCTTTAGTTGATGCAGTGCCTAGACCCGTAATGTCTGTATTGGGAATGGTCGAGGATGCGGTCAGGGCTGTTGTTCCTGCGCCTTTGACATAGCCTGTCAGGGTTGTTGCCCCTGTGCCGCCTTGATTGACTTGTAGCGTTCCCGTAACATTCGATGCAGGGATAGTCACCCCGCTGATTGTTCCACCCGTAATGGCTACCGCATTGGCATTTTGCTCTGCCATCGTGCCTAGACCGACTAGGGTATGGTCAGCATTCCAATCGGATGGTTGAACTAGGTTTGCATCTCCAGCATCAGGAATCGCTGATACTTTGGTGTGCTTGACTGTTATAGGCATTATTGAACTCCAATAATCTTACCGTCTTGTCCTCTAACAACAGTCTTAGGCTGGCTAAGTTTTTCTAGCAATGTAGCCAACATCTGCGCTAATTGCTGGTTGCTCATGTGCATACTTTCAATTGCGGGTTGTAGTGGGTGGTTTTTCATATCGGAATATCCTAATTGGTCTTGCAAAATGTTAGCCATCTGTACATTCTCAGCATAAGCTTGTTCGCCTGTATCTAGGCCTGCTGTGATACGGGTTGTTTCAATCTTAGCCGCATTGTTGAGGTAGGCGAGTAACAATTCCTTGTTGTTGTTGGAGTCCATCTTAGTTTGCTCCAAGTCCATTTCCATTTGCATTTGCTCACGGTTGCGTTGATCCTCAAGCTGGAACTTAAGCTGATTCTCTTGGGCTTGGTATTCTTGTTTGGCCTTCTCCAGTTCAATTTGCCCCTGAATCTTAGCCTGCTCGATTTGCTGTTGCATTTGCATTTTTTGCTGGTCAGCTTGCATCTTGGCTTGCTCAATCTGCATTTGCATCTCAAGCTTCATTTGTTCAGGGCTAGGCGGTTTAGGCTGTCCTTCTGCCATCTTCGCCTGTTCACGGAACTTGTCAGCGGTTTCGTCAATCATGCCCTCTAAGCCTTTACCAGCTTTAAATGCGGTGACTCCGAACTTGAGCATCTCGACCAGCATTGGGGTAAGTTCGGGGGTCATTTGCGCTGCTGGAACTGCTTGTTGCAAGAATCCACTCATAGCAGATAAGAACTCCATGCGGTCAGCTTTTTCCTGCTGTTCGTCTTGGAATATCATCGAGTCACTGGTTACTTCAACACGGAAGTTCTTAGCGGCTTCGTTACGCAATAAGGCTAAAGCTTGTGGGATTAAAGCTTGGTCTTGTGGGCTTAGTTGCATTGCACCACTAATCTTGACAATCGTATCGTCTGTAAAGTGGTTACAGATAATCTGCGCCTTGATGCTCAAGAGTTCAGTAGCAAAGTCTACTACTGCGTGTTGCATGGTTTTGAGTCTACCGCTGGCATTGTTAGACTTGATAATCTGTGCGCCAAGGGTTTCATTCGGGTCGGTCTGCCCACGCTGAATGTCAGCAATACCCATAATCTCGTAAATCTGACCCTTAACCTGATCCATTGCCTGATACGACATTTGCAAGGCATTGGCGATAGGGGCAATATCCACAAGGTTAATAGCACCCATCATTCCACCCTTTTCACTGAAGGCAGCATAGTTTTTGACAGGAATCAAGGTATTGTTTTCACCCTCGGAGAACAAACGGGCAAGACTTGGCTCGGATGCATCGTAAACACCACGGACTTTCAGGGCGTTAATGAAGCCATCGATACGGTCTGCAAGTGTGTCTAACTGTTTGGCTTGGTCTTGATATAAAACAAAGTCAGGGATTGGCTCAAGCTTATCTGTAGTTAGCGTTGCGTATAAAGGTTTCGGGCAAGGCCAAAAGTTCTCAAGCTTAAGCGGGTCAGGCCGTGTATCAAGAATCTTGCCCATTGACTTCGACAGCCAAATAACTTCGCCTGATGTTTTATCCCAAATCTCATAGATAACGGCCTCGGATGCGCCTTCACCCATTTTCTCGTTGAAAGTTTTAGTAGTTTCAGGTTTTGTGTCTAGCGGAATCTTACCGCCCAGTTCCTCACCAAAGCGTTCTACTAGGGCTGGCCTACCGAGGTAAACCTTGCGCCATACAGCGGTTACTTCTTCCCATGTGCGGGCAATCGTATGACCGAAGTCACGCCAATAAACATAGTCAACAGGCGCACATTCGTATTCAATTCGTTCCTGATCCTCACGGTAAATGCCGCCTTCGGTTTCAGCTTCGTCTGTGTCCTCGGTAATTTGTAAGCCATCTTCGGGCATATCTTCACCCATGCCACCAGTTTCACCAGCAATATGCGGTTCATAGCGCACCCAAGATGTTCCACGCCCACCGAGCAAACGGTCTAAGACCGACTGACTCATGGCAGATTTGTAATCACCGTAATGGGTAATCTCGTAATCTAAAGCCCGTTCAAGCATCATTGATGCCACCCTAGCTACTGGGTCATTATCCCTAAACCTACGGCTTACATCAGGGCGGGGCAGTCTTGCAAAGATAGCGGGGGTAATCGTTTGAACATTTGACCAAAGGATATTAAAGCGGGCATTAGGGTTGTTCCTAGTGCGACTGTCATCACGATACCGCTTGATGATTCGGTCTGTGCGGGCTTCCCATTCTTTATAAGCCCTCTCATAACTAGCGATGGTGTTATACCAATCTTCGTATGTGTGATCCATTTTTATATCCTGCGGTATGTTTGTTTAGGTGTTTGCTTCCACAATTCGTCTAGGGTTACTTCATTTTCGCCAATAGATAAGCCTTTAACCCTTGTATCTTTGAGAATAGGGCTGTCCTCATCTTTCCAAACAATGCTGAGATAGCGCATCGCATCGCTAGAGTGGCTCGTCCAATCGTGTTTAGGGCGATCTCTAAATACTTTCTTATCATCATCCCACTCCCTTTGATATTGGCGCAAACATTCAATTAGTTCGTCACACTTATTATCGAACCAACAGCGAGTTAATGCAAGTCGTGTAGCCTGTATTCCATCTTGAAGTGATAGGTTTGGAACGATTTTTAGCTTATTTATGTCAATTTTTGTCGAGATTTGTTCGATTATGCTCTTTCCACCACTCGCCAAAGTTTTAGCCCTAGCGTCATGGGGTAGGTAGTGATAGCCATATTTGTATCCGAATTCATCTTCTTTTTGGGCTAGCAAACCTGTGTAATAGGGTATGGCTTGACCGTTAGACCGATGGTGATCTAGCACCCGTATTTCACCGTAAACCACCTGAAACCAAATGATTGCCGTTGAATCGTTGAAACCCAAATCCCATACGGTATGGCAGGGGAACATCGGGTCATAGTCTACCGAGGTAATGCGTTCAAGGTCTGTAAGCCTGCGCATCTCCTGCCCGTAATACGCCCCAAGGATAGCGGCCTCAAACGAGCATAGGAACTCCTGCTCATACTGGTTATCAGACATTGAGGCTCTTGCATCGTCTAGTTCGGCTTGTGGCAAAAGGTTGGTTTGGTCTGCCCGCAGGACTTTTGTATACCAATTCGGGTTTTTTTGGGCCTCGTTGAAGATGTCATAAAAAGCGTTGTGGCCTTTCGGAGTGCCAATAAAGGTGGCCCAACCGATGCGATCAGCCAATAACGGCCTTATGATTTCACCCCATACGGATGGTTTCATATCAGCCATTTCGTCCATGACCACTCCATCCAAGAAGTTTCCTCGAAGTGCGTCAGGGTTATCTGCGCCAAATAATCTAATCCTAGCCCCATTAACCAGTTCGACCCATAACTCTGACTGATTGGCTTTAGTCATGAATGGTTCAGAAAAGCGTTCCAAGTATCTCCAAGCTACTGATTTGGCCTGTGAGTAAAAGGGGGCGATGTAAGCATATTGGGCGTGTTTTTTGTTTTCTAGCAAGGCTTTGACTATCAAATCATTGATGCAAGCGACAGTCTTGCCACAACGCCTGTGGGCTACGATAACAGCCCAGCGTTGCTTACGGGTGTGAAAGTCCTCAAAAACGCTTCTAGGGCGGTATTTCAGCTTTACAGGGCTACTCATCTGCCCATGTGATTCTTATATCGCTACCATTTGAGCCAGTAACCTCATTGACTTGGGTTTCTTTCCATCTAGCCCGTGTCTTTAGCCAAAAGATAGCGGCAGCAGTATTCCCCTTCTTTGCTTGATTAAACAAAGTGCCAGCAATAGCTGAGTTTGCATCTATACGGCCTTCGTCTAGTTCATCTTGGTAATACTTGACCAGCGTATCAGCACTTATCTTTAAGCGGGTAGCTATGTCCTCATGCGGGCAACCCAATGCAGATAAGCGTTTGACTTGTTCTCTGCTCTCTTTTGAGGGTTTGTGCGGGGGTCTGCCTTTTCCAGCCATTTTTATAACTCCGTTTTAATCCCAGTAATTGTTGAAGGCTTTTAGGGGGTAGAACACTAGGCTATTTCTATATCCACCCTCTGCGGTTGGTCTTATAGGGGTTACCCCATGAACATTTCTCCAAGCTGGGTATACCAGCATAGAGTTATCCCTACTGTCTACCGTTGCACCGTAATCAGGAACAGTTGTATTCCCACCTTTAGCATTAACCTTTTTAGCAATAATGACATTCACACACCCCTCAAGATTGCCTGCATCCCTATGGAATGGGGCAGGGATGTTGAAGTTGCTAATGCTTGAGGTGAATAGTTCTCCAAACCTAAACTTTGGCGGCACTTTTTCAGTAATGATTTGCTTTTGTCTTTCGTATATCTCAGGGGTAATCTCTTTGACAAGGTTCTCAGACTCCTTGCATAGCAAATACATTGCTTTTATGAAAGTTTGGGCTGTCTTTACCTGATGAACGCTTGAAATAGCTGGATAAGGTCGCTTCATGTGAGGCTTGGGCGGGCAGCTTCCAAGAATGGTGCTGAACTGTTTAACCTCAAACTGACTATCTCTTAGGCCACTTGAACGCCTCATTTCACTCTTAGGCACTCTATCGCTAAGTAGTTCTGCGTTAGCGACATCGGCAAGCTGTTTGAGCTTTCCTGTAATCTCTTTAATGTAAAAGCCAACAGGCACTCCATCAGCGGTGAATAGGGTGTCCTCAGTAATATTGGGTTCAATATCACCGCAAATATCACCGATCTTTACGCTGTGGTCTATTTTGATTAATTCGACTGTTTTCATTGGTTGCAGTAAACATTAGTACAAGCAGGAAACCATGACTTTTGCCATGTATCGTAGTCACGGCTGACGAACTTACCAGTATTACCAACGGGTGCTACCTTGTAATCCTTTTGCAGCTTTTCAATAATTGCCCAAAATCTAGGCAAACTGGGGTCAATATCAAAACTCCATTCGAACACTAACTTGTTGAATATATGGGAATAATTCTCTAGGATTGGCATTTCTGCGCCCTCTATATCCATCTTGCAAGAGTCAAAGTTTTTGGCTTCATCATTGAAGTTTAGGCAGGGAACTTTGATACCCTTGTTGTTCCATTTCTTAATAATGGAGTTGCGCCATACATTGTTGTTGTTTCCAATGAACAGGATGATTTCTTTAGTATCGTTATGAACAAGTGCAGCTTGCTTTACGGTTGCCTTGAACCCATTGAGTTTTAAGTTCTTTTCCAGCATCTCGCAGTTAAATGGGTCAGGTTCGTATACTGTTACATTTGCACCTTTTGAACAGGCCAGCAGGGTAAACGCCCCTACATTACCCCCGCAGTCCATCCAATTCTCATCGGGCAGGATTTTGAACCCTTTTTTCTGATAAGTATCGTTCCCGATTACTTCCTCAAAGGTCTTTTTGTCGGAAAAACCCTCTCGGTAATAGTATTTGATACCCTTCGTTTCGCCCTGTTTAAGAATCATAGCTTGGCCTTCTCAGCCTTTAAGTAGTTCATTAGCATCATGCCTACATAGGCTTTTTCATCCCGCCAAAACTTGACCAGTTCAAAGGCCTCATCGTAATGTTCAGGTTCAAACTCAATCTGAATAGCTTTTCTTACGCCATTTGCCATATCCGATAGTTGTTTACTAACATCCTCGTCATCAAGGATTGAATAGTCTACTTCGGTGAAGTTGAGTTCTGAGACATCAAAACCCAAAATGTCAATATTGAAGTTTTCGTCTTGCAAATCGCCAATCTCAAGCTTTAATAGGTCGTTATCCCATCCAGCGTTTAGTGCCAGCTTATTGTCTGCAATGATATAAGCCTTCTTTTGGCTTTCTGTCATGTCTGAGCAGTCTATGGTTGGAACTTTGTCTAGGCCTAGCTTTTGGGCGGCTAAGAGCCTTCCGTGGCCTGCAATAACGCCTACCCCATCGACTAGGATTGGATTGCGAAAACCAAACTCTTTAATGCTGGCGGCAATTTGTGCGACCTGTTGATCGCTGTGTGTTCGGCTGTTTTTGGCATAAGGGATTAGCTTGTTTACAGCGACTTCTTGAATTTTCATATTTAACCAAGTGGTTGATTAAGATAAGTTAATTCTACTACTATTTTACTTCTTTATCCATATCCTTAAGTTTGTTTGCAAGCATAGCCCTGCGCTCTAAACGCAAGCGTTGCTGTTTCTCCAGCGTGGATTCTTTATGGGGCTGTAGTAAGCTGTTTTCGGGCTTAACCTTTTCTTTTTTAAACATCACATATCCTTCATCTTTTCACGAATCATATCTTTTCTGCTCTGCGGTTTAGCAGTCTTAGCAGATTCTTTAAAGTCTTTAGCGGTTGGTGCGCCTTCGCTACCTACCTTACGCATCACGCTTGGCGTGGATATTGGCGTATAGTCCTTGTTTAGCCACAGTTCCATCTCCTCATAGATGCTTTAGCTCGTTCAGCGTTTTTGCTATTAGCGACTACACCACCCATACGGGCGCAAAATGATGCTTTACGGCCTTTATCTGCCTCAGTCTTAGGGTTTGGGGCGGGGGCTTGTAGGTTAGCGTTGTTCTTACGGTTATAGGCCTCACGCCCTTTGGCGGTCATGCCTGCGCCCTGCTCTGTGGGCAGGTAGTTCTTATCCTTGCCCGTTGTTGTTCTAGGAATGGGTTTATCGTGCTTTTCTACTGCTGCACGAATGTCATCCCTTCGACTCACGCCTTTTCCTCGATATACTTGGCGTAAGCATCTTCAAGCTTGGCTTTACGGCTACCTTTAGAGTTTTCACGCTCAACGCTTAAAGCAATTGCTACGGCCTGTTTTTTTGGCTTTCCTGCCTTCATCTCGGTTTTAATGTTTTTTCCGATTGCTTCTGCGCTACCTGATTTATCGAGTGGCATAAATATCCTTTTATTTCAAGAACTTAAGTTTGTAAGTCGTGGTGTTAATGAGGTCTGCGATCTCATCAATAATGTTCTGTAATTCGCTGTCTTGGGGTAAATCTTGGCGGGCATCTTTTACAAAGTTTTGCAAAGATTCTATGTAACGAATTGGGTCTTTAGGCTGGTGGTACACGCTTGGGAAGCTGGTGAACTTACCGTACTTACCCATGTAAGACTCGGCAAAGGTGTCCGTTAGTTCTACAATGCCATCGTAGTATTCAGCGAGTGCGCTGTGTTTAGAAAAACTGTCGGTAGACCAATGGAAGAAATGGGTATTGGTCGCAGAATGTAGTAGTGTCGCTACAAATAATGCACAGTTTTCCATAAAAATCCTTATGTTATGGGTGTAGTTTCCTCTATTTTATCAATAACTACAAGACAGCCGCCACCTTTTTTTATTGCGCCACGCTGAACCATCAACACATCAATTTGTTCATCGTTGTCAAATACACCAGCATCCGCTAGGGCATCCCAAAGGGCTTTGATGCGGTTGTCGATGTCTTGTTTACGCCTGTCTTTAGGGTAAAGAGTTACTTGCATCTCTAGGCGGGCTGTGCCTAGCTTGGGAACTTTCCACTCGACCACATAATCGCTGACCTTTTCCTTAAACTCCTTCCCTGCTTTGCTGATGTAACGCCTGTGGCCATGACTTCCCCAGTAATGATTTACGGATGGGGGCAGCGGTAGGTTTAGTATCAACATTAAGAGAGTTTAACAATTCAACCGTGTCTTGTGTCATTTCTTCAAAACTTGGTATATAAAAACCCCGACTCGAATAAGAGGGCAATCGTTTTTCTGTGCGCTTCTTCCCACCTGCCCACTCTCTCTGTTTTGCTAAGTGTTGCACCTTGGTCGATTTCTGTGTGACAGGTGAAGCAGAGTGATGCGATTCTGTAATCATGCGCTTTGATTCCACGGCCTTTACCATCCCTTAATTGATTTGAGTGTGCGGCTACTACTGTGCCATCTATTGCCCCGCAATGGGTGCAGGGGAAGCTTCTAGCTATCTCTAATAAGCTTTTATTACGATACATTGGCATGATCCACGCTGTATTGTTCTAGTTTTTCAGCGGATTCTGCAATGTCTACCGCAATTTCCATCATTTGCACAGCATTGTTGCTCTTTAGAGCATCGTCATACATACGAACTAAAGTTCTAAGAGTATGAAATTCGTTGAGTAATTCAATCATTTTAATATCCGATCATGGTTGCGGTTAGATACTTCTAGGGTTTGCCATGTTGCGTGGCGTAATCTTGCGGCCTCTAGTTCCCATTTCAGCTTTTCTGCGTTCTCAGTCGCTACCCCGATAGCCTTGCATAAGTCTTGGTAGTCTTGGCTGGCGTATGCTTCCCGTTCCTGCGCACCAATGGTCTGCTCACCTGACTTTTGCATCATAATGGCTTTAAGGCTGCTTTTAAAGGTTTCTAGCTGGGCTAACTCACCCTTGGCAGACGCATACTTACCAGCGTTCTCAAGGATGAAGTCTATACATTTATTCGGGTCTATTTCTCGCATACAGTTCCTTTATTCGTTTTTTTACATCCGCTTCTGTTTCTTTATTGCGCTCAATTAATTCTTTAACTAAATCCCAGTTCCTATAACGCTTGGCAATAGCTATGTAGGATTGGGCTAAATACTCGATTCTTTGTTTATAGTTGTTCATATCGCTATGGTTACATTTTCTTTGGGCAAAATCATGCCAAACTCGTTAGTAAATAAGCTGTTTGTTTGATACCTATATAGGTTTACAACCCTTTTACTTGTTTCTTTCCAAGTGTTTTTATGGCTTATTCCTTTGCGTTCGCCTACTTTTACCCATCCCATTTTTTTCCAAAAAAAGTTACTTGGAAGGTCATCAGCACAACCGCAAGCAAAATCTTCAATACCGCACAAATTACCATGTGCTATGGCGGCAGATAACAAGGCTTGACCACGCTCTATAAGCCTTGCATCTTCTTGTATACAAATTTGGTTGCATTTAGAAGGGTTGCCGTAAGAAAACATTACAAAGCCCACTAAATCACCGTTTTCTTCACAAACAAATAATTTGTCATTACAGGTATTTGACCAACGCTTGCCACTTTTGAAGCTTGTAATTGCGGCCTCATAAGCTGATTTTGGAATAAATCCCAAACAAAATGATTCTTTTTTAGATAAAGAAACAATGTAAGGTATATCCAAAAGTGTTGCCAGCCTTATCACATCTGTTCCTCGATCTGCTTAATCTTTTGGCTAATCCTTGCCCGCCATTGTTGCCAAGCCTCGCCAGCATAGGCAGGGCATCCGACTTCCTGCGCTTTGCGGGCTGTTAGTTCTTCGGTGGAATACCAAGGTAATTCAGGCTTTTTATTGGGTTCAAGGTCAAGTTCATCAGTCCAGCGTTCTTGGTTCAAAAATGTTGCGGGATACGGTATATAGTCTTTTTGAGTTTCTTTAATCTTCCAGTATTTAAGGTAGTTTGGCAGGGCTTCAAGGCATTCTTTTTGCTGGATAGGGGTAAGCCTGTTCCAGCTACGCTCGGCCTCTTTGCGCCCCATTTTGCGAGGATATAGAGAGTAAAAGTCTTGGAATGTCATGTACGATCCTTAAATAGCTTCTCAACATAATCAAATTCTTCTTTATGCTTGCGTTCTAACTCGGTTATGCGATCAGCTTGCATTCTTAAAATATATGCCGCTTGTATCAAGACACCGCCATCCGCAGGGTTTAAATACGCTGGGTCTATATTAAATTCAAGCAAATCAGCGATAACATAAGGATCTGCCCCTTTTTTTCGATCTTCGGTAGTAAAAGTAGTCATTTATTACTCCAGTAGTAAAGAAATGCGGCAATTATCATAATGCTGGCAAATAAGATAAAAGTTCCTAGTGCAAACACGGTCATTATGGTTTCAACCATCAATACTCCAAACCAGCGCAATCCATCATGTTAGTTTGATTAGCAATAAGGTTGGTGGTTATAGCCATTAAGTAGTCATTTGCTAAGTATTTGCTGTAATCATCGCTTTTTGCGTAGCTACGAAACACCCTAATTAGGGCGAATATTTCTTCATAATCGTTGTAGGCCTGATAAACGGCTGATTCTAAAATGCTAACTTGGCGTTCCAATTGCTGAACTTTGGTTAGCGGTTTTGGTTTTTTTGGGGTTTTTTTAGCGGTCATAGTTATCTTTCAAATAAAAATAGCCCCCGAGGGGGCTGGTTGTTAAGCGGCTAATTTCAAAGAAGTGTTGATGTATGGCTTATTCCACTCACCTACACGCATATGAATGTAAAACGCTATATGGAAGTAATCGCTTTGGCTGTCAGACTCATTAAACCATTTACGATCAGAACCAGTTTTAATGATTTCTAAGACTTTTTCCCAAAACTCAGGGTGGCTAGTGCGGTCTAGGTAATATTCATTGATTTGGCCATCTTTTAAATCTAAATCACCTTTGAGGGCTGCAACATGAATAGACATACTATGTTCTTTGCGAACACTAAACTTCATATTTGGAAACGCAACCTTCAAAGCGTTGCGGATTTGTGCTGTTTCTTGTGCGTTAATGTAAGCCATTTTCTATTCCTTTTCTTTTTCACTCGGTATTGAGTAAGACAATTATAGTTAAGTTATCTTAACAATAGCAAGGATTATTTTATAAGGAAAACCCTGATATGTTGTTTTTTAGTCATAAGTTCCCCAAAGGTGATAGCACCCCATCCATTCAAGAAGTTGATCTTGAACTAATGCTCCCGAAGGTAGTGTTCATTCGATACAAGGTTGTCTATCACCATTGTCCTTGTAACTTGTGTAGTACCCACTCAAGTCTACGGGGCTTGCTGTCAGGTGTAAACCAGCCCATCTTTTCTTTCTAGCGGGCGATTTAACCCCATTTCTATCGTGAGAAGTACGGCAGAAATAGAAAAACCCCTTTGGACTGATCTAAGGTGAGATTGCTTAATAAATGCCTCTAAACCATTTACTAAACACTCAGATCAGACCGAAGGGGTCTTGTGCTTAGAGGTAACTACAAAACAGATCTCACTCTGCCCCTCAATTATGCACCATTATTCCAATTCAGGCCAAATTAATTTATAGCTGTTTGGAAATAGGGTTTTTCGGGTGATTAACCCATGACTTTCTTTTTCTAAAGTCGCAGCCAAAATGACCATTTTATCAATCGGTATCTCGCTTTTTTGCCACATAGATACCGCAGGAACGCTTACGCCTACTAGCTTTGAGATGCGAGTAGGACCACCGAGAAGTTTAATAAGGGCTGTTGCGTTCATTAATTTATCTTAACATTTTAACAAAATATTTACAAATAGTTGTTGCTTTATAAATTAAGCTGGCTTAAAATTGTGGTACGGTATGTACCGTGATAACAGGAGAACTCATATGAGTGAAATAGAATCGCAAACCAATGACTTACTACAGCTTCAAGGCGAACTTGAACGCATCTTTGATGTGCTAGAAGGTGGCACAGACTTATCCAAACAACAAATTGACTTACTGCGCTATGGCTGTGGCTTTGCGCCTGTAAACCGTATGTCTAATGCGGGTCAGATGCTTTGGAATATGTTGGTTGATACCAATAACACTTTAGCTAGGAACTTAAAATGATTATTTCAGATACGCAACGAGATTTTAAAATCGCACCCGCTGGCCTTCATATGGCTCGCTTATATTCCGTGATTGACCTAGGTCATCAAGCTACCGAGTGGGCTGGAGAAACCAAGATTATGCACAAGGTTGTATTAACTTGGGAACTACACGGAGATGATAACGATGGCAAACCCTTGCAAACAGACGATGGCAAGCCGTTAATCGTATCTAAGCGGTATACGGTCAGCCTTGGGGATCAGGCCCGTTTGCGCCAAGACCTAGAGGCGTGGTCAAACAAAAAAATGTCACCTGAAGATCGCAAGAACTTTGACCTTAAGAACCTATTAGGTAAATTTTGCATGGTCAATATTACGCACTCTGAGGATGGCAAATACGCTAATATTTCAGGTATCAGCCCTGTGCCTAGCGCACTGCGTAACGCCCAGCCTGATGGCATTAACCCCACCAAAATCTTTTGGTTGCAAAACTATAAGCAGGAAGAATACGATGCGCTACCCAAGTACTACAAGGAAAAGATAGCGGAGAGTAGTGAATGGCGTGGGCAACAAGAGCGTGAAAAAAATGCGCCTAAGATTCAAGATGATGATTTAAGTGATATTCCATTTTAAGGAGAAAACCATGAAAAAAGCACTTGTAATTCTTGCAGCATCTTTTGTAGTTGGTTTTGCAGTAGCCCAACAAGCTAATTGCTGGCAACAGTATGTTTGCGGTGGTGGCGGTTGCCAATGGGTAACCATTTGTAGATAAAAAAAGGGGCGCAGTTAGCCCCTACCAATAAAGGTAAAAAATGATAGTTAAGGAGAAACTGAGTGAATCAGGTCACTGGTATAAGAAAGATGGAACTCCAGCCTACACAACCATCGGCAAAACTGGGGAACGGGCAACAACGCTTCGTGACGCAAGGAAACTCGGACTTTTGCCAAGTGTTACAACAATTAACGGAATGCTATCGAAAGCAGGCCTTGATACATGGAAACAGCAACAAGTCCTCTTAGCGGCCTTAACCTTACCTAGACTGCCTGACGAACCCGAAAGTGAGTGGTTAGCTAGGGTAATGCAGGATAGTAAAGCTACGGGCAGGGAAGCAGCAGAACGGGGTACGGCAATACACGCCATTATCCAAAGCTGGTTTGAGGGCGTTTATATGCCTGAAAAGCCCCCGTACATCAATACCATCGTGGATACCTTAAATAACGCCTTTGGAAGCCAGCTATGGCTTTCTGAGCAGTCTTTTGGGCATCCGCTAGGTTATGGTGGCAAATGCGACTTAATGGCAAAGGCGGGCTTTATAGTCGATTTCAAGACTAAAGATACTGACTTAGATAAAGTTGATGTTTATTTTGAGCATGAGATGCAGTTAGCCGCCTATCGTGAAGGCCTTGGCGTTCCGAGTGCAAGGTGCGCTATTGTTTTCGTTAACGGCACGACCAATCAGGTCAAACTCATTGAAATTGAGCAGGATAAGCTTCAAAAGGGCTGGGAATGCTTTGAGCATCTACTGCGGGTTTATCAAATCAAGAACGGCTTATAATCAAAGTTCCTTCACGGGAACGGGGGAAAGCGGATTTGGCTTCACATATCTAGGCCCGTAAGTACCCCACTTATTTAAGGGCGTTAAGCCGCCAAAGTAGGATGCAGTAATTAGGGAATTTTGCGGCTTTCTGCCCTATTGCTAGTAACTGCTAAATACTGCCCTGTTGTTTTTTTCAAAACTAAGGGTTTTCCTTATAAATAATTATTGTAAAGTTAAGCAAACTTAACATATAATTGTCTTACTCGATTGGCGAGTGAAATAGATAAGGAGAATCAAATGCAAGTATTAGACAGATCGCTGACTTAGAAGCCCAAGCAGAAGCACTCAAGACCGAACTCAAGCAAGAAGAAGGCCACATTGAGGGTAACCTTTATAAAGCCTGTGTGACCCTATCCCAGCGTAAGACTGTTGATAACAAGGCTGTGTACGCAGAAGCTAATGTACCTGCCGAATTAATCGAGAAACACACCAAGACCACCGCAGTTATTACCCTTAAAGTTACAGCCCGTTAATCAACGCCCCTTCGGGGGCGGTTAGGAGAAATCATGTTACAAAGCGAACGAGATGCAGAACGATTTTATGAAGCCCAGCGCAAGTTTGAGCAACGCCAGCGCATGATCGATAAGGGTTGGGGTGACCTAGAGGCGTACAACGCTTTACGGGCCTCAGAAAAGAAGAAAGAGCGTATTGAGTCTATCCGTATGTTCCTTTTGGGTGGCTTGGCAGCAATCCTGTTTTGTGTGCTGTTTTTCGGTACGAACTACCTTATGCATGGTTACGCAATATGAGACCCCTTTACGAAACCCAAAAAAATCTTAATGTAGAGAGGGATGTTGCCTCTTTACTTGAACAAAAATGGAAGTGTCATGTAGTCAAAATGCCTATCAAATACGGCCTTGACTATACCCTCACACGGAATAAAGAGATTGCTGGGTTTTGTGAAATTAAGTGTTTAAACTACGAATTAGCCCAATTTGACCGCATGAGTGGGGGGTATTTCATAAGTCTTGGTAAGTTTATATCCGCTAAAAATTTGGTCGAGTTTACGAAACTACCCTTCTTTTTGGTGCTTAAAACAACCGATGGTATTTGGTATAGAAAATTTACCCAGTTTGAAGGCCTAAAGTTTGTAGTCAACGGCAGAAAAGACCGTAACGATTGGCAGGATGTCGAGCCAATGGTCTTACTAGAAACCCAATTATTTAATAAGGTCTAGTGCCAGCTTTATCAATAATTAAAGCTTGTCTGCGAGGACTATCCCCAGCAATACTAGGCACAGAAATATGTGTCCAACGGTCAAATTCTCGAATAATTTGGTCATATCCAATCCCCGATGCAATCACCGCCTTAACGACTTCATCGGGGGTCATGCTCGGTACTCGAATATCTGCGGCACATCCAATCCGATGCTGGCTAGTGTCCTTTGATCCTACCGCATCATTTACCTGTTTGCAACGAAAAGCCGAATTGACCATGATTGGCTTGCCACCTAAAACAGTCTTAACTTCCTCAAGGAATGATGCTAGGCGCACAAGGTTAGCCATCTCTGAGGCATTAGGCGTATTGTCAAACTGACGATGGTCTGTATGGGTAAGTTCGTCTAGGGTGAAATGTTCGGATAGGTTCATTTTTTAAGCATCCCCTTAATTTCTTCGGTTTTGTCTTTAGAACCTTGACTAGACCCAAAATAGAACGATAAGACTTGCCCTGCGGCACTGGTTATAAACCCTAGGGCGAATATGATGATTTGTTGTTGATCTTGGGGGGTGTTGACGAACATTAAGACCCCGATCAGGGTAAAGGCTAGACCTACCACGCCTAGGGCTAGGACAGGTACTACGACCTTATCTAGCTTGGTAGCGTACTCTGAGGTAGCGACTTGGGCGTATGCTTGGCGGGCAGAATCACGGTCTTGTGCGTCTAATTTAGCGTACTCAAGGTCAAGTTCCTTAAGCTTCATAGCCATCTCAGGATTGCCTGTAAGGGCTTTAGTAACCCCTTCTATCGTATCGTCAGGGATGCCTAGCTTTGAGGCAATCCAACCGACTGCCGCACCCCCTGCTGGCCCTGCCACCGCTGTTGCTAAGACAGGCGCAACGCCTTTTAAGATTCCAAGTAGTGCATCCATTATTTAGACCCCCACACTAAAAAATAAGCGATATATCCAGCTACTACAAAACACCAAAATTGCGCTACTCTTGCACGATTTAGGTCTTTATTAAATGCCTTTTCAAATTCTTTGTCCTGCTTTTCTAGCTTGGCTTTTAATGCCTCGACTTCAGCCCAGCGTTTACCGTACTTCTTTAAAAAGTCTGCCCGTATCTTTGCTTCTTCCCGCCTAACCTGTTCCTCATGCTCCCATTGGATTAGGACTCGTTTGAGGAATAGTTCCTTGCGTACCTCGTTCTCTCTAAGTTCCCTGCGCCTGTCAAGGTTACGCTGTTGCGCTACATCGGAAGCTTCTTTTTGAACATCCGCAATACTTTTAGATAGTTCTTTACTAACA